TTTAGGTATTTTATTACTATCGTCTTAGCTATAAAATATTGCTTCAATGTTGGATAATTTAATTTCAACTATTGTGTCCGTCCTCGAGAAATTGGGAGTGCTTATACAACTCTCTCTTCTCCTTTGGTTTTACGGACTGCTTCTCAACGATCCGTTAGCGTATGCCTTTGGTGCCTACGGTATCGTTCTGTTCTCACTTACACGAGTCTTGTGGCATGTCATCGATTCTAACCTTGGCATAGGAACCCGATCTTGGTTGTTCTCTCTCGTCACAACTCGTCTACCCCACTCCGAACTTCGCTCTGATTTTCGGACCCGCTTGATGAACATTCGACCGCCTCCCGATGGTAATCAACACGCCCAAATGGCTGCGTGTCGTTCTACTGCAGATGATTTCATAACGTCGTTTGCTACTGGCAATGGACTTTCCTTATACTCAGTCTCATCTTCTCCAAAAGACGAGTGGAAAGGCATCGCCGGTAGTAGATTCTACTATTTTGAAAAAGATCTCCGCATGCAGTACAGGAATGACGCAAAACCTGACAATCACTGTTTAAAGTTGATTGACGTTGATTACTACATTGATTCAAAGACCCTGTTGGATCATGTTGATGAGGCTCGATGCGCTTGTTTCTACACAATTATGCCTGATGTGCTGGCAGCTACTACTGAAGAGTCCACGTTTTGTATGGACAAGGACGGATTTGTTACTGAATCACACGCAAGTAGTACTCCTTACACTCACTATTTGTGGAATTGGCGCGTTGATTACATCACGTCTACCTCCATGACCTTCCGCGGGTTGTGGCCTTCTTTCTCCTTCAGACATTATTATGTTGAGGCCAGGAAAGTTGGGCTTAATAGGTATGTTGTGTGTTTGGTCCCCTCTGTTACTGGAGGCTTGCTCGCTCATCTCGCGTGGCGCTATCTCAATCCTGATCGCCAGGAGTTTGTTAGATCCTTGGAAACGTGGAGGCCCCAACATATAAATGGGGTTAATGTATTAGTGACTCCCACGAAAGTTATGGTGGCGTATCCCAACGCGACTCGTCAATTTGAACTGACGCATGATCAGTTCGGAGAGTTGCGCCATGCCCCAAAGCTTAGTGGTGCAGGAGCTCAACGCATTATAAATTCCACTGCAACTCAATACGAACTCGCATCTATTGGCAATTCTCTTAACGCATTTGAAGTTTCGATGAACCCTCAGGCCTATGACTATAAAGAACCTCGTTCTTATAAAGTTGAGTATAGTGATTTGGAAGATCCTGTTGTCAAGCCCCGCGGCAGGCACACGTTCCCACCATTGGTAGATGGTGCATTTTCCCCCGTGAGTTCAGAATCAAATGACCGCGCATGTATCAATGGTCGTTTGGTTGAGTTGCAGGCGAAACGTCGACCTGTTTCTCCTAAATACTATGATTATATGAAAGAGTTCATTGCACAGTTCGACTGGGTCCCTCCACAGTCGTTACACCCCGTGACAGTGGATGACGTCATAGAAAGAGCTACTTCGTCCCAGAAGAAGAAATATCATAGCGCTTTACTTGAGTTACCTACCAAGTTTGTTCACAAAGCTTTCCAAAAGACAGAAGCTTATCCTGACCCTAAAGATCCTCGAAACATATCAGCTGTAGACCCCAAGCATGTTCTCAGATTGTCTTGTTTCATCCAGGTTGCTGTCGACTATCTAAAGAAGTACGTACCATGGTATGCCTTCGGTTTGGCTCCCTCTGACATGGCTGATGCTGTGTTGGACCTCATGTCCGGTGAGGCTGGTGAGCTTGTCGAAGGTGACTTCTCCCGGTATGACGGAACTCAAGGTTCCATAGATGTTGACCTTAATACTGGTGTGCTCCTCCACTTGTTCGCTGAGGAGCACCATGATGAAATAAGAGCCCTCAAATATGAGCTGAGTTACTGTATGTTTAGCACCGAACACAAAATCCGCTATTGTAC